GAGGTAAAATACTTTGACGTTTACACCGATGAAGAAATAAAAAGCTACAAACAAACAGAAACAGATTGGATAGAGTTTAAAAACGCCAAAAACCCTATTGGTAAAATACCTGCCGTATTTGCTACACAAGAAGAAACCGAGTGGCAAGATATTCAAAATGCCATTGATAGGCTTGAATTATTACTTTCAAACTTTGCCGAAACAAACGATTATTTCGCTGCACCAAAGATATTTATTCAAGGTCAAGTGCTTAGTTTGCCAGACAAAAACGATGGTGGTCAAATTATACAAGGCGATGCAGGTTCAAGTGCTGAAATTATAAGCTGGAATCACGCCACAGATGCGGTAAAACTTGAAATTGAAACACTTCTTAGTTTTATATTCAAACTAACTCAAACTCCTGACGTTTCTTTTGAAAATGTAAAAGGTATGGGTGCGGTATCGGGTACTGCATTAAAAATGCTTTTCATGGATGCTCATTTGAAAGTCAAAAAGAAACGTCAGATACTCGATGAATACTTGCAACGTAGAATAAACGTAGTTTTGGCATTTATAGGAGTGATTAATAACTCACTCAAAAAAGCTACTCAAACTATTCAAGTAACGCCAGAAATTGTGCCGTTTATGATTGATGATATTGAAAGTCAAATCAATGTTTTGTCAACTGCCAACGGTGGCAAGGCAATAATTAGCCAAAAAACTGCAATGGGAAAATCGGGTTTGGTAATTGATACAGAACTCGAATGGTCACAACTACAAGAAGAAGCTGCAGCCGACAATCAGACAGCAATAGGCTCAACAGTAATGTAAAATGGCACAAGACCCACGCACCGAGCAACTGCACAGAGAAAGAATTGAGCGTTATGTAGTTAGTGCTACTGAGGTGTATAATATTGCCGTTGGTGAGTTGATTTTATTGGCGGCTTCACTCGGCTTATTGAAATCTGACAAAATATTTTCTTTTTCTGATTATCCAAGACTTACAGAAAGATTAAAAAATATTCTTCAAAAGTACGTTGAAGATATGAGTTATGTTATTGTACGAGGCACTGAACGAGAGTGGTACGAAGCAAGTAAAAAAGTAGATACAAGACTGCCAGTAACTAATATTTACAACGCACGAAATAAAGAAGCACTTAAACAGTTTAAAAAGCGTATTGAAGGTGGTTTAAAATTATCTGATAGGGTTTGGAACTACAAAAGCCAATTACTACAAGAAGTTGAGCTTGCTATTAGTGATGGTATTGCACAAGGCGTGTCAGCAAAAGAACTTACCAAACACGTAAAATTAAGCCTTAAAGAACCTGATAAGTTATTTAGACGAGTGCGGGATAAGTTTGGAGTTTTACAGCTATCAAAAAAAGCAAAATCATACAACCCTGGGCAAGGGGTTTATCGTTCTTCATACAAAAACGCATTACGTCTCACTCGCACCGAGATAAACATGGCTTATCGAGCGTCTGACCATTTTCGATGGAGCAACGACCGTTCAGTCATCGGTTTTGAGATTAAGCTATCAAATAGGCATATTGTTAGAGATATTTGCGACGATTTAAAAGGGAAATACCCTAAGACATTTTTTTTCAAGGGCTGGCATCCGCAATGCCTTTGTTATAAAGTTCCAATATTGATGAATGATTCAGATTTTGATAAACTACAACAATCAATATTAGATGACGAACAACTGCCCGATTCATTTAAACCAAAAGGCGAAGTTAAACAAGTGCCGAAAAACTTTAAAGAATGGGTTGATAACAACAAGGAAAGAGCCAAAGAGTGGAAAAGTACACCGTTCTTTATTGCCGATAACTTTAAAGATGGAAATTTGAATAAAGGGTTAAAATGATAATATTAAATTTTTTATTTTATTTTGTAATTTAGAAATTTTAAAATACATTTGTAGTACGTTTTGACAGCCGAAAGAATATTAAAGACATTATAACCTTAGTTGGTCGAAGTTGTTGGGTCTTATATCGCCCTTGTCAAACAATTAGCCTACTATAATCAATCGTAACAACCATTGCACCCATTCGGGTAATTCATCGAACCATCTTTCAGCTTTGCGGTATCTCATTAGTTTATACTCATTTTAACGCCACTTTTCAAAGGTACACCTAATAAAACCTCACGGCTACAATCACCGTTTAGATAATCAACGGATAACATAGCTATTGCCGAAGCCTGTACGCCTTTAACATTGGTAATGTCAACGGCTGTTCTCTTGCCTTCTAAAATATCAAGTGAAACTTCGTATCCTAAACGTGGCTGTTGGTTAATTGATAGTTTCATTAATTCTTCTTCAAGTCTATCTTGAATCAAATCAAAAGTTTTGTCAATTTCTTCTTCGGTTGGTTTCATTTTTTTAAAATAGTAGTTAGTCCAAACACTTCATAATACTGCTCAGTTGTAACAGGGTCAGCACCTTTTTTGCCTTCATTATTCTGAGATTTTCCGAGTTTTTCCCTTGCAATCTTCAATTTTCTGTAAGCTGTCCGCTCTGTACATCCATGAATCAACATTATCTGTTGAGTTGTAATTATTGTCATGTAAAAATATGTAAAAAGATGAAATATTATGACACAGCAAGAGCAAATATAAGAATAATATAATTATAATTTATAATTTCAAAATAATTATTTACTCACATTAATTTATTATTCTTTTAATGAAAGAACAGGTCTTGCAAGCCCTAAAAACTAAGTACCCTACGAACTTAGGTTTTAGCCAAAAGACGCTTGAAATGGTTGCAACTTATTTAGCCGCAAACATTACGGAAGAGTCTCAAATCGAAGCAGCCGTTGGAGGGGTAGAACCAGTTTTAAAATCATTCCAAAGCGAAGCTGATGCACGTGTAACTACTGCATTAAGCAAAGTCAAAGAACCAGTAAAACAACCTACACCAGAAATCGTGCAACCAGCACAGCCAACTATGCAACCGCAACAACCAACTGAACAAGCCCCTGCATGGTTTACGGATTTTTCAAAGTCTATTGAAGCAAAAATAACTGCAATAGAAACGCAAAAAGCAACTGAAAACCGACAAAAGCAACTTGAAACTGCTTTAGAAAATTGCCCAGCAACGTTAAAAAACATGATTCTGAAAGATTTTTCACGCATGAATTTTAATGATGAAGAGTTTCAAGCCTATTTGACAGAAAAGCAAACAGAGGTTAGCGAGTTTAATCAAGCGGAATCGAACACGGCACTAAGCAACACGCCAAAGCCTTTTGTGGGTAAGAAAACGCAAGACGGTATATCTACCGAGACAGCCGATTACATTGCAAGCGTTACTGCTGCCGCAAATGGTAAAGGTGAATTTTCGGGTAAGCCAATTTTTGAAACTTTAAATTAAGCAATCTCATGCAGAATTATTCAGTAACAGATACTGCCGCTTCTAAAGTAGTCTTTCATTCAAAGATTGAAGATTTACAAGGTGGTATCACATTAGCGGCTGCGGACTTCGTAGCTGACGATGTTATTCCTGCTGGAACGGTTGTAGGCAAAGATAGCAATGGATTGTTCCATGCTCTCAAAACAGCAAAACTTTATACTGCGGCATTAAATACAGATACTACTTACCAAGTCTATAAAGGGCATGGATTCAAAGTAGGTGATTTTATCGCAGCATTAACAGGTGCTAAAGCCTATGCAATTACGGCAATTGACACTTCAAACGCATCTTATGATGTTTTGACAGTTGGCACTACACTTGGCGTTGCTATTGCTCAATATGCTGGTATTTTCCAAGCATTAGCACAAGCAGCTTCAAACACTTCGGCATTTAAATACACTCCTTATGCAGTTACAGGTGATGATGTAAAAATCAAAACAGGTGATAATCATTTGGTAGATGCTTATTTGCGTGCGACAGTATTCGAGGTGAACGCTCCAATCGTGACAGCACAAATCAAAGCCGCTTTACCACAAATCTTGTGGATTTAGTAGCTATTTTCAAACTTTTTAATTCAATAAAGTAATGATTCCATCAATTATAGACGGATTGAATAAAAGGGATGTAGAAGCGGTAATGAATACTTACACATTAACCGATTTTGTATATCCTACCCTGTTTCCTTTAGAGTTTAGCACGTCCCTAACTTGGGAATCGCTCGAAGGAACAGAAGACTCTCCAGTTGTTGCTGATGTTGTTTCTTATGATTCAACAGCACCACGAAAGAGACGTGAAATTGTTGGCAAGGCTTACGGAGATATTCCTAAAATTGCCATTGCTCGTGAAAAGACTGAGAAGGAAATGAACAAGTATAACGAACTTCGCAGATATGCTGATAGTTCGGCTAAACAGGCTCTTTTTTCTTGGATTTGGGACGACCAAGCATTTTGCTACAAAGGCGTAAACGCTCGTTTAGAGTATAATGCCCTTCGTGCAGCATCTACTGGTAAATTGGTGCTTGATGGCACTAATAATGATGGAGGTATTGTAACTGAAACTGCTGTTGATTTCAAAATCCCATCTGCCAACAAATCGGGTGTTAGTGTAGCTATTACAGTAGCCAACGCTGCAACATCAAAGCCAATTACTAAGATTAAAGCAATCGTAGCTTCTGCAAAAAGTGCGGGTGTGAAATTGCAATACATTTTTACTGACCAAGCAATGATTGACGGTATTTTGGCTTCTGCTGAAACATTGTCTTATGTTGCCCCTTGGGTAATGCAAGCAACTCAGTTGACACAAACGCCTTCTTTGCAGTCTCTCAATACAGCATTACGTGGCTTAAACTTGCCTCAAATCATTTTGATTGACAGTTTTGTTACCATCGAAATTAAGGGCGTTAGAAATCAAATCGCTGCATGGGAATCTGGTGTAATGTTGTTTTCTGATACTCCAACAATCGGAAGTACTAAGTATGCTCCACTTGCTGACGAGTTCGTAGATTCAACGAATAGCATCAAAGTAAAACGTGGTCACGTGTTGGTTAAGCGTTTTGCAAACGAAGAGCCTTTGCGTGAAACTTGTTTGGCAATGGCTAACGCTATGCCTGTTGTGTCTAATACAAAGACGAAATATCTTGTAGATGGCTTAAATACATCTTGGAGTAAATAATGACAGTAGCTGAATACATAGTATCTGACTTTGCACAATTTGGCATTGAACTATCTGAAAATGATACAAATGCTTTATTGATTGATAACGGAATAGATAGTAATACTGATTATGAGCCAACAATAGCTAAGAAAGTTATTTACAGCTACATACCAAAGCTATTATTAAAACCGCAAATCAACGAAGGAGGATATTCTATTAAGTACGACAGTCAAGCTATCATTAATTACTATCAATTACTTTGTTCGGAGTTGGGATTAAAAAATAAACTAAACCCTGCTCCGAAAATAAGAAACCGAACTAATCGCTGGTAATGAAACAATACCCATATAGCTTAAAGAAACTTCAAATTGTCGAATCGCATCAAGATGGTGATGGCAATTTTGTTGCAGAATCAAGTTCATGGATTAATGTTTGTAATTGCCGAAATGAAGATGGTAAGCAACGAAGAATTACTGTATCCGATGATACTTTTTCTATTGCAAATCATTTAATACAATGTCCCAAAGGCGTTTTAGCGTTGGAGTTTGGTGATAAAGTAAAAGTAATTGGTATTGATAACGAAGTAAGGCTTGAAGGCTCTGTTTTATATTCGACTAAAGATTTATTGCACACTCGAATATGGCTATAATTCCAAAGTTTAAAATTAGTGAAGTTGAAGCAAAAGTTAATCGAGCAGTAACGCAAATTAACAATGCAATGATTCAAGCATTGAAACGACTTGGAGAGCAAGCTATAACAATCGCAAGAGATAGCGGTGATTACATTGACCAAACAGGTAATTTAAGAAGTTCGACAGGTTATTTAATTGTAGTTGATGGAAATATTATCGAAAGAAACTTTTCAACAGCTAACAAAGACGAAAACTCTAAAGGTGTATTGACTGGTCAAAACCTTGCGGAACAATTAGCACAAACTTACAACAAAGGTTACGTTTTGATAGTAGTTGCTGGCATGAATTACGCTGCTACTGTAGAATCAAAATCAAAAGATGTATTAACAAGTGCCGAGAAGTTTGTAGAAAAGGAATTACCAAAGATACTGACAAGGCTAAAAAAGTCAATTGAAAACAAAAAAGTTCAATGAGAACCACAGCAGACCAAGACCAAATATTATACAACATTCTGAAAGATTCGGCTTTGAATACTGAATTGAACGGGGGTTTATATAAAGGCGAGCGTCCGCAAAATTCAACACTTGAAGATATTGTTGTTAGTTCGATGATGGTTGATAATTCAGACTTTCAAGAAGGAGTTGCAAATGTCAATATTTACATTCCAAAGATGGATTTAAGCATTGGTGGAGCATCTCAGAAAATGAGAGATTCAAAACGAATATCTGACGTATTAATATTAGCCGTTCAAGCCTTAAAAGAGAACTTCGGTACATTTTACAGCCTTTGGACTTCAAAAATACAAGAGTTTGACGAACCACAAATTAATCAAACGAGACTTAGTATAAGAATTGAGTTTCGACTTTACATTTAAAATTCATTTATCATGGCAAATGTAGTAACAACAGGTTTAACTTCCATAAAAGTAGGTGATATTGCTGGCGATGGCGGCATGGGTACAACCTTAGCCGTGTTAGGATATACCAATGAAGGTTCTATTCAGTTTACCGAAGAAGACCCGACTTCTACCGAGTTTAAAGCAGAAGAAGTTGATGACCCGATTTATATTTCACAAACCAAAGGCAAAACTACTTTTAGTTTCCAATTAGGCTTTCCAGATTATGACCAACTCGTAGCAACGCTTGGCGGTGCAAAGTCTGGTTCTGGAAATGCTATGATTTGGTCTGCTCCTTCAACAATGCCAACAATTGAGAAATCAATCAAGATTATCCCAAAAGTTGGGTATGTGCTTAATATCCCACGTGGTAAAATAACAGGTAAGCCAAACGGAGGTTTTTCAAAAACTGACCAATTTAAGGTTGATGTAACAATTACTTGCTTAACTCCAACAAAAGCGGGTGTAGCACCTTACTTCAAATCACTTTTGGCGGCAGAAGTTTAATAAAACAATTCAAAGAAGCCTTTTTTATTAGGGCTTCTTTGTAAATATTCTTTATGGATTCTGAAAAAAAAGACATTTTCGACACATATCAAGCAGAGATTAACGAAGCTAATGTACTGATTGATAACGGAATGAAATTTAGCATTGAAAAACAAAGTTTTTTGAAGCATTTTTCAAAATCAAAGAAAAGAACTTTTGTAATTAAGCAACCATTTCTCGGCACTCTTGATATTATTTCTGCATTGTTTCTATCAATTAATTTTGATGAAAGTATGCTTGAAGAAAACTTTCTTTCAGCATCAAAAGAGATAGTTGCTAAATCTGTCAAAACCTGTGCATTAGTTGTTGCTATTTCTGTTCTTAATTCCCGCTTAAAAATCAAGTTCTTTTCAAAAGTATTCTCTAAATACCTGTTGTGGCGTATGCGTCCATCTGATTTAATGAAAATGTCAATCATCATTCATAAAATCAATAATTATGGGGATTTTATCAACTCTATTCGATTGATGTCAACAATAAGGACGACAGCGCCGAATCGGATAGAGGAAAATCAAGCGGCTTAAATTCTACATTTGGGTCAAGAGGTGCTATTTGTGGTCATTATCATTGGACTTATGATTATTTAATATGGGGGATTAAGTGGGGGATAGTACAGCGTATGATGGCAGACGCTCCAAAGTATGATTACGATTCTAAGGAATCGGAAAAGAAGAAAGGCAAAACAAAAATTTTCTCATTTACTGAGGCTGACAAACTTTTAGAACACGTTCAACAATTAGAGCAATGCCAAACGGTAACGGAGCATTAGATTTTGAAGCAATACTTAAAACTACTGATTTTAAGAAAGAAATCGCTGGATTAAAGTCTGATATTAGAGGACTTGCTTCTTCTGCTGTTACTGAGACTAAGAAAATTGACGACGTTTTTTCTAAACTTACACAAACTGCAGGTGCTGTTTTTGCAGCAAATCAACTTTCACAACTCCCTGGGCAAATAATCAAAGTTAGAGGTGAATACCAACAGCTTGAAATAGCCTTAACTACAATATTAAAAAGCAAGTCAGTAGCAGATAAGGTGCTTGCTGATGGTGCTAAACTTGCTGCCACTACTCCTTTTACCTTTACAGAGGTAGGACAAGGTATAAAGCAATTATTAGCGTATGGTTCTTCTGCAAAAAGTGTTGTTGATGAAGTAAGAACACTTGGAGACGTGGCTGCTGGCGTTTCTGCACCACTTGGTGACTTAATCTATCTCTACGGTACACTTCGCACGCAAGGCCGTGCATATTCTGTTGATATTAGGCAGTTTGCTTCTCGTGGTATTCCAATTTATGAAGAACTTGGAAAAGTTCTAAAAATAAATACAAGTGAGGTAAACAATTTTGTAGAATCTGGTAAAGTTGGGTTTAAAGAGGTTGAGCAAGTATTTAAAAATATGACTTCCGCAGGAGGTCAATTTGAAGGGCTTACTCAAAAAACTTCTAAATCATTAACCGGTTTAGCTTCAAACCTTCAAGACGCTTACGAGCGAATGTTGAATAAGATTGGTCAAAGTCAAGAGGGGTTACTTGCTTCTGGTATTTTGACCGCTACTGAATTAGTAAACAATTACGAAAAAATTGTTGATATACTCAAAGTTGTAGTTGCTACTTATGGCACTTACAGAGCCGCACTATTACTTACAAGTGCCGCACAAACTGTAATTAGTACAAGTGCAGCCGCACAAGTATATTTAGGATTAAACGAAGTTGTTGGAGCTTTAACTACAAGGCATTATGCAAATGCTTTAGCCATTGGAGTTCATGCAAAGGCACAAGCTGCATTAAATGCAGTAATGAGCGTAAATCCATATATTGCAATTGTAACGATTTTAGTGGGACTTTCTGCTGCAATTTATGTGCTATCTGATAATACAACTGCCGCACAAAAAGCAACCGAGAATTTAAACAAACTTGAAGAACAATCGAGCAAAATTAAAGCAGATTTAACTTCAAAAACAAGTGAATTGGTTTCGATAATTAGAAGCGAAACTTCTACTCGATTATCTCAACTTGAATCATTCCAAAAACTACAAGCTATGTACCCGCAAATGCTTGCAAGTATGGATTTAGATACATTCAAGAAAAAAGATGCCACAACCGCACAAAAAGAGCTAAATAAGGCTATTGAAGCCAACGATACAGCACGATTAAAGTCAAACTATGAAAGTGCTAATAAAAAAGTTACTGAATTAACTAAAAGGGTCGAGTTGTTGAATATTGCTTTAAGTAAGTCAACAAGTCAAGGTAGTGACTTTAGTAGAGATAGAATAGACGCAACTAAAAAATCACTTGAAGCTGCTAAAATTGAAGCTAAAAAACTCGGTGAATTAGTCGCTAAGAGGAAGCAAGACGAGTACGAAGCCAATACGCCAATCCAAGAACAAATAAAGCACTATGAAGGCATTAAATCGGCTTTAGAGGCTAAGTCTAAAGCACTTCAAGAGGTTATTGCGAAAGAAAAGTTAGCAAGTCAAGGTGCTGAAACAATGAAAAGCATTTTTGCAAATATCACTTTGCAGAATGTTAATAATGAGTTGAGTGATGTACTTTTAAAATTAACTAAGTTAAACGGCAGTGGACTTTCTCCAGTAGTTGACAATAAAGCCTATTACGAAGGAATAAAGAAAACTAACGAAGATTTACTTGCTGGGTTAAGTTATAACCAAAAAGGTAGTGCGGAATGGAAAAAATATAGTGCTGCCGTAGCTGATGCGAATAAAAAACTTGAAGCATGGAGTACTACTAAATCAAAAGCCACAGGCAAAAAAGAAGAAGTATTTCCTTTTGGCTCAATAAAGTATTGGGAGCAAATAGCACAAAAAGCACAAGAAGTACTTGATAAAACGCCTTCAACTAACGTTTCGGTACTTCAAGCACAGCAAAAAATAAAGTTAAATGCTGAACAAGAAGCTGAAAAGATTCGATTAGCATTAACAAAGCGTTCTTTTGATGAAGAACTTGATTATAAACGCCAACAATATGAGTTATATAATTCATGGGTGTTGTATCAAGGTAAGGCGGCAGCGGATGGTCAATTTGTTGAACTATTAAAATCTGGCAATAACTTTCAAGAGTTTTTGCAGAAAGAAATTGCTTCGCTTCAATCAAAAGTAAATAATGGCACGGCAACAACGCAGGATAAAAACAATTTAGTGCAAGCGAATAGTACTTTAGATGCTGTAAATGAAAGTTTTAAAAAGTACAAAAACAAAATAATAGATGCTCGTGACGATATAG